CTGAAGCTGATTCCGATATTTTTAAGGCCATAAATTACCTGTTGAATCTTGACACGATCCAGTTCCAAATAGCTTTTATTTTAGCCCAAATTTTTTTAATCATGTTTTTTCTCCTCAATTTCGTAGAAAAACTTATCAGTGTCCTCTGTCTTCCACTTACTAGTATTTTCTACATTCCACTCAGATGTCTGCACCTTCCAATCTGGGATATTATCTTTCACTGTAAATGAAGGTATGTCCCAAATACATCTATTGTTAGGTTGTGCTGCATAGTTCCCATCATCGAGGGCTATGATGTGAGCACATTTGTGCTCGTGCGGTATCTCTGAATGATCCGTATCTAAGATATTAGGCTCTGGATGAGCAAAGTCAACCGTAAATAAGTATTTACCAGGGTGCCATTTTTTATCTTTCCCTATGTATTTACCAGCTTGTCCTTCTAAAATGTCAAAAGAATGAACAGAAGGATAGTAAGAAAAACAATTCCAAAGCTGTAACTCATCCAATCTTCGTTTAGGTACATCTTTAACCTTAAATCCACGTTGAATAAAAGCCGTAATAGGTAACCTATAAAAGATTGCACCGTTTTCCATAATTGCGTGAAAAAGAATAGACTTGCCCGTAATACAACTAAGACCAAAGATAATACAATCTTCAACTTCACCATGATGACTCTTAAGATCATATAAATACTCTCTCCTTATTTGTGCGTACTCTACTGGAATGTTTGCATTTAAATAGGCCATAGTTAATCATATATGTCACCCCAAGTCTCACCTGACTCGAAGTCTACTTTGTTAGGAACTTCTAATGTAACAGCATTTTCCATAATCTCAATTATCTTTTTTGCATGTTTATCTGACTCAACAGATAAATCTAATTCATCATGAATTTGTATGTGTGCTATTATACCTTCTTTGTAAAGTTCTAACATTGCTTTTTTTGTCATATCTGCTGCTGACCCTTGTATTAATTTATTCAAAGCTTTATATGTGTAAGCTCTTCTAATCCCTGGTCCGTGTTCCCTCAACGCATTTTCATGTGACAAGGCTTTGTGCATACCAAACTGATTCGGTTCCCATAAATGAAATCGGCATAATCGACCAAGAAGGGTACGTATTTGACCACGTTCTTGGGCTCGATTAGAGGCCGAATTCATTAATTGTTTAACGAAAGGTACTCTCGCATGGTATTGGTCAAACAATTCTGCTGCTTTCTCTTTTGAAACTCCTAACTCTGCTTGTAGTTTGGCTTTACCCATCCCATAAAATAATCCTAGATTTATTACTTTAGCTTGAGATCTAGGTATTTTTGCAAGGTCAGCCACAGTTTGATGGAAGTCTGTTGATGAATCATTTTCATAAGAGTCAACAACAGCACCTACCGTTGGAAAATTGTGTAAAGTTGCGTAATGAACAACTAATCTAGGTTCTTGTTGTGAGTAATCAAAACATCCCCATGTACAATTCTTTTCTGGTAAAAATAAAGAACGAATCATAGGTCCGAGATCCTTGTTTCTTGCAGGAAGCTGTTGAAGATTAGGATTATTATAACTAAATCTGCCTGTAACGGTTCCACCTAAGTCAGATCTTATTTGATTAATCTCTGCATGTATTCTTTCCTTATGTTGATATTTAATAATTGTATCAATAAAAGTTGTGTGTGCCTTGTTTATCTCTCTCGCTTTTGCTATCATCTTAACCACAGGATGTTTATGTTCTTGTAAGAAATTTTTAGTAAAGGAAGGTGACTTTGTTTTTACAGTTCTATCATAATCTAAACCAAGTTTATCAAAAACTTTGGCGATCGATCGTGCAGCCCATATTTGAGGTTCTATTGTACTTTCTTTTTTTATGTTTTGGAGTAGTTGTTCTTCTTGTGATACTAGTTGCTTTTTTAATTGATGAGCTCTTTCTACGTCCACTCGAACACCTAAGAAACGCATATCAACGAGACAAGGAAAAAGATCTGTCTCTAAATTAAATATAGACTCGATATCTTGATGAACTATTTCTTTTTTAAAGATTTGCCAAAGTTCTAAAGTTAACTCTGCATCTTTCTCTGCGTAAGATCCAACCTCCATTGCAGGTAGTTGCCAAAGATCTGCCTTTGGATCTAATCCTCTTGATTTAGCAGCCTCAACCAAAGCAGCCTCTGATTTACCAAAACCTAAATAATCCCACGATAAACTATTTAAATCATATTTAAATCTATTTTCATCGATAAGAGACGCAGCGATCATTGTATCTACAATTAAACCATTAACTTTAAAACCCATTGATCTAATCCAACAAACATCATACATCGCATTGTGAAATATTTTTGTAGAGTCAGAGGATAAAATATCTTTAAACCATTCTAATGTTTTCTTTCTATCCATGTTAGGACCAGATCCATGAGCAATGGGAAAATAAAATTTTCTACCAGGGACAGCTACAGCTATACCTACAACCTCACCATTGCCTATTACAGATCCACTGCCTCTAGTTTTTAAGTCGGGATCTCTAGTTTCTAAGTCAATGGCAACTTCATCGTACGATCTTAGATCGGGGTATTCATCAGGTTCAATCCATTCTGTTTGTGCTTCAAACTTTGGTATAATCATTTTTTCCTTTTTAATCTTGCGATTTCTAAATCACAATAATGTTTTACTTTTTCTAAATCTTGTTCTTTTCCTTTTTCTAAATATCTTATTATGTATTTGATACACACCCCTTGAAAGAAAGATAAATTATTTTTTGAAATAAAATCATACGGCTGAATAGCATAACCTTTATAGTGTCGACCACCAACTTGTTTATCATGTGCTCTTCTATTAAAATCTTTAAATATATCTGAATGTGTCATAATTGATAACCATGCCTTTCTATTTTTGCTCTCATCAAGTATAAATTCTTTTTGCTACGTGTGACTCCAACGTACCAAACTCTGTGTTCTTCATCTCTTTTTTTAATACTTTTTAACACAGCTTCTCTTATTTTTCTAGCGTTATCTAAAACTAAAATTACATTCATGGATTCACCACCTTTAGCAGCATGAATCGTAGAAACTTTTACTCTTGGATCTTCATTTAATTTTTCTTTATTAGATAGTAGTAATCTGATATAATTCTTGTCTTCAAAATTAGCTTTGTCGAAAGCCTCAAACCAAGGTATTTCTTTTGACCAATCATCTTTTTCTAATGAAGTGTAGTCTTGAATGTCTGCTATCTGCGTATCTTGTAGATCTTCACCTTCGGTATATTTAGTATAGTGAATGGCTGCTTTGTATAATTTTACTATGATTCCTTTGACATATTTGTTCTCAAAATAGATACCTTTCTCCTTCAAAATTTTGGCTATTTGCATAGATTTTGCAATGGTTCTAGTCAAAATAAGCCAATGATGCTTACCTAAATCTAAGCTGTCTAAATTATTAATTGTCATACAAGATCCATCTTCCTCTCTAGCATGATAAATTTTGTCTGCTCTTAAACCTTGAATACGACTCACTATGATATTAGAAACATCTTGAATTCTTTTAGGGACTCTTCTTGATTTCTTTAATACTATTTCTGTGGCAGGTTCTTGAATAAATCTATCTACATCTGCCCCCGCCCAAGCATAAATGGCTTGATCATCATCTCCTGCTAAATAAACATCCTCTGCATTTGATTTTAATATATCATACATCATCCATTGTATTGGAGACAGATCTTGTGCCTCATCTATAAAGACAACTTTAAATTTAGGGCATAGTTCTTTTCTTTGAATAAATTGATGAATCATATCTGTATAATCAATAAGCGTATTTTTCTTTTTATACTCAATATAATTAGCTGCTATGTGTTTTAATGTATTGGGAACAATATTTTTATCATATTCTCCTGTACAATATTCATCCCATACCTCAATATTTTTTTCTCTAGCTTTGGTAATGATTTGAAAATATTCGTTATCACAAGTTAAATAAGGTGATGAGTCTATATCTCGTTTTGCCTTAACACTAATACTTAATATTTTTCCAAGATCATCGTAATGATAGTCTTGCATAACGTTGTCTTCACTTAAACCAAGAGTTCTAAATGCTAAAGAGTGTAGAGTTTGAAAGTATTTTAAATCTTTCTTCTTATGAAAATGTGGATTCTTTTCTAATATTCTTTCTTTAGCTGTGTTAGCTGCTTTTCTTGTAAAAGCAAAGTATCCTATTTCTGTAATGGGTGTCCCTGATCGTACATATGCTAGAGCTCTTCTAATAAGTTTTTCTGTTTTTCCCGTGCCCGGTGGTCCATAAAACTTTTTTATCACATCACCTCACTCTTGTTTTTCATAGGTAAAATTTCTACCTCTTCTTCTAGTCTCTCAAAGAAAGTCATTGGTATCTTTACACATCTTGTAGGATTATTAGATCTTTTGTCTTTTTCTTTTTTAGGATAACGTTTTTGATGACCTAGTTCTGCTTTAAATTCTTCAATCAACATTCTGCCTGTCCGTTCTATTTTCATTTTCCATTCTTTGTTTTTTAAATAATTAAAAAATACTTCCATAGTAAAATATGCAAAGCCATCTTCTATTAAAACTGAACCACTCTTGAATGAAGCATCACTTACTGCAGGGACACCATAGATATGATCCTCTAAATATTTTTTCAATAGTTCTTTTGGTGAAGTGCCTGGTGGAGGGGGTTGCACAGTCTCTGATTGTTTTAAGGTATCTAATATAGTTTGAAACTCATCTCCTTTAATACGTGGAGGTGCTATTGGAGTATGTGAAGCTATTAACCTTCTACACTTTTCCATGTCCATAAGATAGTTAACATCTCTTGCAACAACTTGTTTACTACGTTCTCCTTCTTCTTTGTCATTATAGTGAACTGTAAATCTAAATTCAGGTTCAGGTTGATAATCTATTCTAATTAAAGCTGATAACTGTGGAAATTTTTTAACTTTATCTGACATGTAACCATGTTTTCTTTTAGCACATTCTGATTTAATACAATAATTTCTTATAGGATCTTCTTCACATGTATGACCTGCAGTGGGTTTTTTCCAAGACTTAATTTTTTCTTCTACTTTTTTATCACCCCATACATTGTCATAAAGTAAATATTCTCGAGCTGCATCTAATACTTTTTTATCCCAAGTGTCAGGATATTTCTTTTTAGCAAAGACCATATAATTATATAAAAAACGATCTCTTTCATCCTCCATTTTATTTTTTTGATTATATATTTGAGACATTTTTTGTAAGCAAGGTGGACCATCTGTAAATTCTTCAGCACCACCCACCAATATCTTTTTCATATGACTATCACCAAAGTCATTCAGTTCTTGTTCAGTTTTAGTATTAGCTTCTACAACTTGTATATATTGATCAAAAGTAAATTCTTGACCGTTTAAATTTAAAGCAACTCTTTCTTTTTTTCCATAGTAAGGGAGATTAATAAAATTACCATTCGTATAAGTTCCATCGGGCCCTGTTCCTAGTTCCGTTTGCTTTGGATAAATTTCTGTTGTTGGTTTAAGATCTAATGTAAATAATAATTTATCTAAAAAATTTCTAATAAAACTAGCTTTTACTTTTTCTTTTGTATGCACATACAAATGTAGACCACCACTTTTTGATCTAACAGGAATTAAAGGAAGATTGTTTTCGCTTATCTTTTGCAAGTATTTTTGTGGACTAAAACTATGATAAGCTTTTGAGTCAACATCGATAGCACCAAAACTAACCATACCATCATCATCACATGGTTGAATACCGATTGATTTAACACCATTTAAATGATCCATATAATCTGAATCTTTAATTGGTTTACCTGACCATCCGTGATCAGCTTTTAATTTACCTGTAGTGGGATCTTTGGAGGCACCTTTAATTTTAGCGTAACCATAATCACGCATTAATCCATTGAATATGTGAACAAACTTTTTTTCCATGCGAATTTTAAACAGGGTAGCTTCAGTCTCCCGTTACTACCCCGTTACCTAGGATACTAGTAGTGTCCCTCGTTTGAACTTACTTGTTCTTCACCATGTTTTACTTGGACGTCTCCTTTAGAAACGCTACCAGCAAATGTTTTTGCTTGCTGATAAAGTGCTACATCGTCAAGAATACCCATCTTAGATACTTCCCAACCAAACCAAGTTCCCTTGTCATTTGATTGTGGTATCGTTCTTAAAAGGTATTTATGACTATAAGGTGCAGGAGTGTAGAGACCATTTTTACCTGGTAACTTCATTCCATGTATAACACTATTCCATTTTCTACTCGTTTTTAACTGTGTAGATTTCATGGCTATGAGGGCTGTTGATGGACTATCTCCAGCAACAATCACAAAATGTTGCGCAGTTTTTTCAATATAATTACCATTGGGCAATCTATCTTTAAAATCTGCTCCTCTAGTCGTTTTAGTCATGATGTCTGAAGAACCAGGATAGATATTTACAGGTGCTCCTGAACCATCTTTACCTCTGTCTCTCCATTCAACATATTCTAATTTATAGTGACAAGGAATAACATGTATTCCTTTTTCACCATCAAAGAGTTCGTTCGTCACTGAATTGAATATCATTCCAGGTTGAGCGCCCTCTACATACTTGCCGTCTCTCTTGTTTACTTCTGGAGATAACTGACCAAGTATCTTAAGAAAAGGTAATGCAAGATCATCAGGTGTGATGTTCTCCATACCTTTGCCTGCATCAGCTTCGAAATCAATCGTAGCTAATGCACCTGCTTTAGGTTTTTTTACTAGTTGCTCTTTGCTCATTGTTCTTATTTCCTTGTTATTTTAGTTCTGTTTCCTGCGAACACGTTAAATAAGTCCGTAGGCATCTCTTGTCCAGCTTCAAGACGCTCACGGACTAATGCTTTAAGTGTCATTGGTTCAACCTTTAGTTTCTGGACAGGTTGATACCCTTGACCTTGTGCAAGGTTAGCATAAGCCATAGCCTTGTTATCTTCGTTACGACCGAAGGAAACAGTAATCTCATTTTTAATAAGATCACCTAGGTCATTTTTACGAAGCCAGTTAAATGCTTCTTCCTTCTTTTTAGATGGAATAGAAGCACCGTAGACGGGTTTAACTTCCACTGAAGATCCGTCTGCTAATTTTAAAGTTGATAGATTCATTTCATGCATCATTGTTGGTATGACTTCACCTGAAATAATATCTACATCTTTCTTTAACTTTTTTAGCTCTTCTTCTTTAGCAGCTACAAGATCCTCCATATCTTTAAGTTTAAGCACTTGTTCAGATAAAGATTTTGCATCGTTAACTTTTGTTAACGAGTCTTGTTTGTCTGCTTCAAAATTTATATTCATATGTTCTCCTTTCTAATGCTAAATATAATACTATAAAATCCTATGTCAAGTTTAATCTTCAATAGCCCCCTTCTCGTATAAGTTGACTTTTATTGGGTAGTAAGTTTTTTCTTGTCTATCCCACTTTAAAAAACTAAATTTTCCCCCTGTAATCTCTGCCACAATTGAGCATGAAATGCCAATTATGGCAGGATCACCTGTTAAAAGTAAATAATCGTTAGGGGAAAAATCTTTTAACAGTTTCCTTAATTTGAATATCAAAGGTCCTGGAGACATTATAATTTGTGAGTTTTCAGGTAGTAAAGTTCTAAGTTCACCAAATTTAGATGCACCTATAATATTGTATTTAGGAGCGCCTATTTTGGTTCCCGGTAATTCTTGTAATATATAAACCACAGATTTAGGGTTTTTCATGTCTGAATAATTCATACTATCTTTCATTGACAAAGGTATAGAGATTATTGTATAAAAAGTCAAATAGAAAGAAGAGATGAAATATAAGTTTAAAACGAAGCCTTATAAGCATCAGATTGATGCTCTTGAAAGGTCACATAATAAAAAAGTTTATGCCTATTTTATGGAAATGGGTACAGGTAAATCAAAGGTATTAATTGATAATATTGCTATGCTTTACGATGCAGGTAAGATTAATGCTGCTCTGATTATAGCTCCAAAAGGTGTTTATAAAAATTGGTATGATTCTGAGCTACCCACTCATCTAGCTGATCATGTTGAACATACTACTGTTTTATGGAAAGCAACTATATCTAAAAAACAAGATACCTTGTTAAAGAGTTTATTTAAACCAGGCGAAGATCTACGTATACTAATTATGAATGTAGAGGCTTTGTCTACTGATAAGGGCGTAGAGTTTGCACATAAGTTTGTCTATGCCAATAGTTGTATGATGGCCGTTGATGAATCAACGACAATTAAAAATCCTGATGCAAAGAGAACTAAGAATATAGTTACATTAGGTGAACAAGCTAAATACAAAAGAATATTAACAGGATCTCCTGTAACCAAATCACCTTTAGATTTATTTAAACAATGTGAGTTTTTAGATCCAACCTTATTAGACTATTCTTCTTATTATGCTTTTAGAACAAGGTACGCAAAACTTAAAACAGCAAACTTTGGTGGTCGTTCTTTTCAACTTGTTGTTGGTTATAAAAACCTAGATGAATTAGCAGAAAAACTTAAACCTTTCTCTTCACGTATATTAAAAGAAGAATGTTTAGATCTTCCGCCATACACACATATGAAAAGAATTATACAATTATCCACAGAACAACAAAAATTGTACAATCAAATGAAGAAAGAAGCTATGGCTATTTTGAATGGCAAACAAATGACTACAGCCACTGCGTTAGTGCAGCTTATGAGATTACAACAAATTACTTGCGGTCATTTTAAAGCTGATGATGGCACAATCAAACAAATTAAAAATAATAGAATTTCTGAGTTAATGAATGTGTTAGATGAGGTAGAAGGTAAGGTTGTAATATGGGCACATTGGAGGAACGATATAGAAACAATAGTAAAACATATTAAAAAAGAATATGGGGATAATTCTTATGTTACTTATTTTGGTGAAACCTCAACTGATGACAGACAGAACGCTATAAAACAAATCCAAGATCCAAATAGCCCTGTAAGATTTATTATAGGTACACCACAAACGGGTGGTTATGGTATCACTCTTACGGGTGCATCAACTATGATTTATTATTCTAATGGTTATGATTTAGAAAAAAGAACACAATCAGAGGCTAGAATTAATCGTATTGGTCAAAAGAGAAAGATGACCTATATTGATATTATTGCAGAAGACACAGTGGATGAAAGAATTGTAAAAGCTTTGCGTAAAAAAATTAATATCGCTTCACAAATTATGGGTGAAGAATTGAAAGATTGGATTTAATTTATAAATAAATTAAATAAACCGACTAAAGTTAATATTGTAGTGAACGCACCACCAATAATCCAATAGATTACAGTGTCTGTTTTTCTTTCTAATTTACTTAAATCTTGATGTAAATGATCTATTTGTTTTTTGAACCCTGTTACATATCCGTAGAGAGATACTAAGTGTTCACCGGTTGTTTTTGGTGGTTTTCCGTTTGGCATTAAAAACTCCCTGAGTATCCTGTTGGATCTTGAGAATAAGACTCCATGCTTGATGCTCCGTCAAATGTTCCACCGCTATCACCACCTGTCAAAGCAACTTCATCTACAAAAGGTTGACTTGTTTGAATTGTTTGTGGCATACCTACTTCAACATCACCCGAAGCTCTTGATCCAAAAATCTTATTTAAGCCAAAAGGTAATTGTCCTTGATCCGCGAATCTTTGTGCTTGCATAACTAAACCAACGGGAGGTGCAATTAGGGACATGATACCTGCGAGAAATGCACTAGGTGGTTTTTGACCTACAGCAAGGTTAGGTGTTTGAGTAATACCATTTATTCCACTATTATCACCACCTTGTTGTTCTTGTTGTTGTTTTAAAAATAATAAATATTGAGCGTATGTCATTATCTTCTAATCCCTAATAAAGTTCCTAAATTATTACCACTCTTAGCTAGTTCAGTCAAAGAAATAGGTTTTGTAGTTTGAGCTATGACTGATGAATCAGGCTGTGTCGTAAGACCAGGAGGTGGAGGTAAATTAACTGTCTTTACTGCAGAAGTAGGTCTTGTATCCTCTATGTCTCTTAATATGCTCACTGAAGGAAATAAAATTGCATTTATTCTTGAGTCTAATTCATCTCTAGCTGTCGTTAAATCAACTTGAGATATTTGATCTCTTAAATCATTCATAGCTTCAATAGCTTGAGATATTTCAAAATCTACTTTAGCAGCTTGAAGTGGATCTTCAATTTCTAATCGTCCTACTAACTCCTCAAAAGTTTTTTCACTAAAGCCTGGAACTTTGTATACACCATCTATTAATTGTTCAACCTCACTTTTATTTTTTAAACGAGCTTGAAGTATATCTTCTATTCGATCAGAGGATACACCCATTGTTTCCATGTCTTTTAATGTTTGATACATAATTTTTTGTGCATCAAAATTATCTAAAACATACTCTTTAAAAGCAGCTAATCTTTGTTCAGGTGTTGCATCTGCTCTAAAGGCATTTCTTCCAAATTCACTTCTAATATTAGATTGGTCTTTTCTATACGATGTAATAATAAAAGGCATACTATTTAATGGTTTTGCTGTTTCAACACGAACACCTCCTAATAGTGCACCAAGTTCTGTTTTAGCATCTAACTGTTGACCAAATTGAGTAAAGGTTCCTGTTATTCCTTTATAAACTCTTCTAATACTTCTGTTTGCACCAGGTTCTAATTGCGCAAACAAATGTCCAAGTGATTTATCAATTATCTCTAAAGGTGTATCTTGATTTTTAAAATATATTCTTCGACCATCTCTAGTTTCACCTCCTCTAAAAGCGATATCAAATACAGCTTCAGAACCAATAGACTCAGATACAAACGGATCAAAAAATTCAGTTAATGCACCTGGTGTATTTGTTAATTTGTCATAGAATAAAAGATTAAATACGATTTCATCTGCAGATCTTTGATTTAATGTTCCATTTGCATAAGCATTTAAAACTGCATTTACAGGTCTAATTAAAGAGTCGTATGGATTTGAATATGAAAAATTAAAATATTTAAAATTACCATTTGCATCAGGCTCTGTTAAAGGAATAAGAGTTGCATTTTTTTGATAGGCAGGGGCTGCTGATCTTTGAAATGCTTCTATTTTATCTTTTGTTACACCCGTAATTTGTTCTGCTGTATAAGCGATTGTAGATCCAACACCACCAAATACAGCTGATGCACCTAATAATCTTCTTGCACCCATTTGTCTTATGAAAGGATTTGAGCTCGTAAGTTCTCTCGCACCGATGTTTAATAAGTGTGCACTTGTTCTTAAAATCTCTGCAGGAAAAGCTATAAAATTACCTATCGGTAATTTTCTTATTGCTCTAATGACTTCAGGAACTTTACTATAAGTTGGTATAGTGTTTGTTACAAGATAAGCAGACACATCTTCTAAATTTCCTATTTTATTAAATTCTCTTACTAAACCTGCTTTTTGTTTAAGATCTGTAGTTGCATTTATTTTTTGATTTAAAGTTGCTAATTCATTTGATTTTCTTGATTCTCTACCTACTGTTTTATACCAATCTACTATGTTATCTCTGTAAGCTTGATCTGCTGCAATACCTCTTCCATTAAATTTAAACGCTGTATCTAAAGCATCTTGATAGAAATTATCAGCGTATAATTTCCAAACGTTGTCACCTCCTTGATAAAGGTCAAATGCTTTTTTAACTGTTGGATTATTCATTAAAGCAGATAAACTAAATTTACCGTCTTTTGCTTGTTGAAGGATTGTTTTAATCTCGTTTACCTCGATATTGGTATCGATGACACCACGTTCAATTCTTTTTGATAATAACTTAGCAACATCAACAGCAGATACGTTTTTACCAGGAAATAAATCATCAGCTAACAATTTAAATGAATCTCCTAAATTACCTCTACCACCTATTAATCCACTAGCGAGCGCAAAGAAAGAAGCTGTAGATACGTTTCTTATTTGTGTCATTGGTGAGAAAATAGTTTTACCAATTTGACCTGTGGCTTTTACAGACATTAAAGCTTTGTATAATGGTATATCATAGAGTCTTGCAAAACTTTCATCAACACCTCTAATAGCATTAGCTATTTCAGGCGTAGTGTATAGCCCTGAAGTTTTACCCAAGCCATCAACACCCTCAGAAAACATCTTACTTTGAAACTCTTCACCATATTTTATAAGTGGTTTTACTTGTTGTAAGTTATTTGGGTTAACACCTTTAGCAACTGCTTCGTTAGCAGATCTAAAAAATAAACCTGATTCTAAACCTGTATCAGATAATCTATCAAAGAATTGTTTTTGATAAACTTGTTTTGCGGTTTGCATAAAAGTATCTGTCACAGCAGCACGATAATCTGTAGAGGTTTCTAAAAACCCATCAGTTACAGCTTTATAATTTTTTAAATCTACAACATCTTGAATAGTTTGACCTTTTTTTAATAACCCTCCTTCAATTGTACCCACTATTTTACCTGTTTCATCTTTCAAAGATTTAGTTGGTATCCTAAATGTTTTTGCTACTGCATTAAATATTGTGTCGGGAGATCTATCACTTTCAATAATTTGTCTTTTTAGATACTCCATTCTATTAGAAGAGAATTTTTCTAAAGCCTCTTTCCATTCTTTACTATTTCTATTTGTGGTTTTTGCAAAAGTATCTACCTCTTTTAAAATATCTTCATTACGAGAAACAACTTTGTTTTTAAAATAGTCTTTTGCACCTTTTATTTTTTCAGGGTCAAATTTATATGCTTTGTTTTTAAAAGCTGAAAATACTTGTTTTAAATAAGCACCACCATTTGCAATAATTTGTGCACCAAGATCTCTAGTTGCCTCATCAGGAGACTCTGATAAAAGTCTACCATATTGTTTACCTAAATTTTTCATCAGCGCTTTTAATCTTCTAGCAGATCTTTTAATAGCTTGGTTTGGTAGTTGATCAAAAATATTTTTTGCATCTTGTCCTGATGCCTGTAAATAATTAAATATTAAATCATTCTCTTGTTTCGCTATTGAAGTGCTTTTAAAACCATCTTTAAATCTCACAGAATAATTACTCGCAATATCTTTAAATTGGTTATCAATATCATTCATTAATTTAATTAATGCTTTTTCATCTCTATTAACTTTATATCCTACTTGTTCTAATAATCTTTTTGATTCTACATTCAAAGGCCCTGGAGACTTAAATAAATTTTTAAAATTATCTAATCGTTTTAACATTCTATCTTTTAAAGGAGCGTTTGGAGATTTAGATAAGAATTTCCAAGAATCTGCTTTAGGTATATTTAAAGCTCTCATAGCTTTGTCTACAGCTTTATCGTATCCTGCTCCTAACATTTTAACACCTGTACCTACAGTCTCAGTGCCAATAATCTTAGTCATAGGATTTACGATAGTATAATCTAAAGCTCTTAGAGTATTTCCACCTACAAAAGCTACAGCTTTACCTGCAGGAACTAATCCATATTTAAAACCTAATGTTCCTGCCACAGGAAGTGCAGCCGTAATACCACCTCCTAATAGTGCACCCTCTGCACCAAATTTAATTTTTTGTTTAAATGCTTCTGCTGCTTTTGCAGATCCTTCTAATTGATTTCCTTTATAGTCTTCTCCATAACCTAAAGTTTGAAACACAGTTCTATTTTCTGCAGGATTAGATACAACAAAATCTGTAATACCACCTATTGAACCATAGAATCCTGCACGTTTAGCAAGTTCCGATGTTTTACCTGCCATAGTTGGGATACTAGATAATTTTGTAAGTTGACTTGCACCTTTCAAAGTTTTTAAACCACTAGCTATTTTTACAGCACCTGCTGCAGGTATACCAAATTGTGATAGAACAGAAACAATATCACCAAGTGCTGTATCTGTTTCGGGTGTTATTTTTTCAAAAATATTATCAATTGCAGATAATAGATTTGTATTAGCAACGTAATCAATCGGCATTGCACCAAGAGATAAAAGTCCTTGTACAGCTTGACTTGCACCTCTGATAACTCCAACAGGAATGTCGGTAACATAATTAAGAAACCCTGGTTTTTTCTGTGGATTTACGTCTTCAGGTTTTTTTTCTAATAAAGATTCAAAATAACCAGCCATAGTCCTCCTACGCCGTGTCTTGTGGTAATACTAAATTAACTCCGTATTTCACATTAAATTTTTCAACATCACCTTGTGTTCTAATATAAGAAAAGTCTTGTAGTGCTTCTTCACTTATTGCTACTAGTCTTACAATGTCATCTGTGATTTCTTTTGGTAATCTTGTTCTAAGTTGTTCAAAGGTTAGTTTTGTTGCAACAGGTTCTGTAGGTGTTTCACTTGCCATATCTCCAGTGGCTTTCATCACTCTACCTCCTTCAGCTAAAAATAATTTAATATCATCACCTATTATAGATCGCAGAGTTGCTTCAGGAACATTACCCACTTCTCTTAAAATTTGTAAGTCATTAAAAATTGCCGTTTTTAATTCTTCTATGTTAGCTTGCACTGCTTCTTTTGTTTTTCCCTCTGATGTGGTAAGAAGTTTTAATTGATTTTTATATTGTTTTATATTTTTTCTAATTGTTTTAGAAGCAGGTATAACTTGATTTATGTTAGCTATTTTGCCTCCGCCTAATGATTGCTCTGTTAGTTTAAGCTCTAACGCATCATTATCTGTAAATTGACTTGGATTATTTTTTCTTTTAATTCTTAAATCTCTAGCTTTTTTAATTAATTTTTCTTGAGTGGTTAATGTTCCTGCAGCTATTTTAGTTTTTTGTATTTCTGTTGCTGCTGCGAAAGCTAGTTTAGCTATTTCTTTTTTATCTTTTTTCTTGCTAAGACCAATATTTATTAATTTATTATTTAATACCTTGGCTTTATCTGCGACGTTACCTGGTGTACCAACTGCATCTGCTAGAGCTAAAGCAACCATGGCTTTGTCTTCATTTTTATTAGCACCTAAATATTTTTCTAATTTTTTTATTTGTTTATTAAACTCACTATCAAAAGACTGTTCTACAGTTTCACCACCAGGTTCAGTGTCTTTTGAACTAGGTACCTCTTGCTCCTCAGCTTTTTTTTCTGCAATAACTTTACCTTCTCTTAATACAGCATCTAAAGCAGTTTCACCTGGTAATACTGTTGCACTTTTACCTTCACCTATACCTGAAAGATTTGCTTCTTCTTTTTCTTGAGCTTCTTTCTTTTTCTTTGCTTCTTCGAATTCTTTGACTCTATCTTCATACCTTCCAAATATGTAAGGATATTTTCCTGTTTTAGGATCCATGAAAATAGCATCAGTAAAACTAATCTCGTCACCTTCTTTAGATAATCTATCTCTTTCAGCAAAGTAAGTTGCTAAATCCTCTTCCGACATTGTTTCATCTAATGGACCTTGTTCTTGCATAAATCTTTTTTCCGCTAAAGTTCTCGGCCTATTTAAATAAGCTAAACCACCTACAGCTGCTACAGGGGCACCATAAGCACCCACAGCTGTTGTTATTGGAAATCTTGGTCTTATACCTTTAGGAAATCTATTCTCTCCACCTGCTAATGTTTCTAACATTCCTGAACCAATTATTGATTCAATTCCTGAACCTCCAGCTGATGCTGATGTTCCTATTTTTTGAGGAAATAATTTATCTCCTCCAACTTTAAAGAATCCAAATCTTGCATTAACTCTTGGAGTTAAACTTTCAATACCTGTTGGCTTGCCACCACGTTTAAATGAAGGTCGTTTAAAAATCATTAGTTACCTCTAAATAGGTTGCCTAAACCATATGCTGTTAATCCAACTGATAGAGCTTGACTTAATGGACTAGCTGACGCTGCAGCAGGTGCAGTTGTTTGAGTTGTTGTAGGAATACCACCCGCTTGTGCTGCAAGTCCTGTACCTAGTTGTCCAAGTCTACTAAAAGGTTCTTGATATTGAAGTTGTGCTCTTTGTTGTGCAGCATCTAATAAGGCTTGTTGATATGCCAAAGCTCCTGTACCTGCACCACCTAATTGTTGTTGAGTTGAAATTTCTAATGAAGGCTGTAGCGATGCTAAACCTCTTTGTTGTTCAAAAGCTTGTTGTGCTAATTGATTAGCTTGAGTAAATCCTTGTTGCAATAAAGATGATTGTAGAGCTGCTCTGTTTCTATCAGACTCTGATTGATAAACTGCTCTTTCAACACCTTCTCGTCCACCACCAAAAGCACCTGCGGTAATTGCTCTTGCAGATAAGGCTGGTATACCTCTTGCAGCTTGAGCATCAAACTCTGCTAAAGTTGCATCGATAACTTGTTGTTGATATGGCGAAGCAAAGGCTTGAAAAGCTTGTGGACCTGAATAAGCTGCTGCTTGATCAAAGAAAGGTTGAAAACCTGCAACACCCGTACCAGTCCCCACACCTGTCACAGCACCTGTTGTGGCATCAAAAGTTAATTGACCTAAACCCGCTTGTGTTGCTGATCTTTGTTGAGCAGCTTGTGTTAATGGGTCTACACCTGCAACTTGAGGTCCAAGTTCCGCGAGCGTTGGTACACCTGCCGTGCCGGGTGCACGACCTGCCGCTTGTGTTAACAGATCTACATATTGTTCTTGAGCGGCTTCTAGAAACGGGGCTCGTCTGACTGTTTGTGTATATTCTTGTGCCATTATGCTTTACCTACTTTTTCTGCTTGTTTCATTACGTTATATAATTTTTCTGCGCCTCTTTCAACACTGCCATCACCGATACCTCTGACAGCATCAGCTGTCATTACAAACTCGTTCTTAGATAACATAGCAGGCACATCGTCTGCTTTTTCTTTAACACCAATAGGAACAAAACCACCACTTTGTCTATAATCAAGTTCCTCGATTCCTGCTTTATTTTTTCTTACAGGCACTTCAGAACCCATGGCTAACTCTGCTCTACCACCCTCTTTAAATCCTTTTATTTTTAAAAATGCAGCTAAAGCTTTTTCGTCTTTAGGAAACTTACCTGGATTATTTAATATTTTGTAAAGATTAGGCATTGTATATTTCCTATTTGGACCACCTGTTTTTCCTAGTGTTCTAAATAAATAAGCTATGGCAGCTTTTGAAAAAGGAGATCCACCTCCACCAATACCGCCTTTATATTTATACCCACCAAAGCCAAAGTCTTGTTGTAATGGATCTATTTGTTTTACTTTTATATCAGGTTTATACTTACTCTTACGACCTGTTCCTCCAGCAAAACCTACACGTCCACCTTGGTTAAATGTTTTTTTTAACATGACTTTCATATTTTCAAAATCGTCATCTGTTGTAACTTGAAACTTATTACCTTTTGGATCTCCCACACCTAATATAAAATTAACTGCATCATCTTTAGATATAGTATCTTTAAAAACGGTATTTCCATCTGGATTGACGACATCTACTTTAACTTTACCTTTATCTATTTCAGCACCACCAAAAAATTTATCTCCTTGAAGTAAACCAGTGATTCCATAATCTATATCTCTTTGAGATATTTTAAAACCAGGGCCAACTTCTTCTTCAGTTTGTGTACCTCTTGCTCTTGGAAAAAGTTTTATACTTGGTGTTCCTTCGTTAAAACCTATTCTACCACCGTCAGCATAATTACCTCCTATGCCTCTTGTTCCAGCGTATCTTTCGTCATAAAGAGGAACATCATCTATTCTTTGTCTGTATTTTATTTTTTCTTCTATAATTGCTTTTTGTTCCTCTGGTTCTAATTTATTATACCACTCAGCTCCTGTATCTAAATCAGTTCCCATACCAGAAACAAATTTACTAAATTCAAATTTTGCTCTTTGTAATGCTTTAGAATAATTACCCTCTTCATCAAAAAAGAGATCTGCTATTTTTCCTATAATACCACTTCTTCCACCTTCATCATAACCTATTCTACCACCTTTAGCTAACTTCAATCCAAATTCTCTAAACAGATCTAATTTAATCTCTTTAATTTTATCATCATCTCCTGCAGCTTGTGCTTCTTCTAAAAGTTTAAATAGTTGTGAAGGTCTACTTCCTGTACCATAGCCTATTCTGCCTCCATCTTTTTTACCGCCGAAGAAATTGTTTAAGTAACCTGCGTACTCTTCTTTCTTAGCAGCTTTAGTTGCCTCATCGTATTCTTCTTCAGTTCCTATATCCTCTCCAGCTTCATCAGCTATTTTTTTAGCATCCAAATATGTGAGACCAAAAGATCCTGCAGCAAGTAAAGCTGTCTTATCTAGTGAACCATCTTTGTTTGTAAATACAGCTTTTAATCCTTTTTTACCTGCTTCAACTGCAGCTTGTCCATAATCACCTGATTTAATTAAATCAAATATCTTAGGCTCCGATTTAATAACAACATCTTTTGTTACTTCAGTAATGCCAAAAGGTTCTGAAAATTGTTTATACTCTAAAGGACTAACATAAGATCCAGGATCCGCACCAGGAACAGGTTTACCTGCCATTGTTAATTCTCTTAAATCCATTCCTGTTTCAGCAATATTTTTACTTACAGCCTCAGCTGCTTTTTCATCAACCCCTATTGGTGTAACCTCTTTCACTGGTGCACTAGGTTTTGAAAATAATTTACCTAAACCTGTTTCTGTTCCAAGAGGAGAACTGAATCCTCCTTTAAACCCTTCAAGGCCACCTGTAAATGCTCCACCTTGAGTAAATGGATTTTGTTGAAATCCTGCACCACCTATATATCTAGCCGCTTGACCACCTCCATAAGTTAATGCTCCTCTTTTAAAAGCATCTCCTAAATTTCCTGTTTGATCAAAAGATCCTATACCTGCCATAGCTCCTGCCAACGCAGGGTTAAATGGTGCAACAAAAGGAGCAGCCTTAACAGCTACTTTTGAAATTTCATTAGGGATAACTTTTCTAATTGTTCGTCCTATCTTTTTTAAAAGTCCAAAACCTGTTCTACTACCCATTGGGATACCTGCATAATTACCACCACCAATGTTTCCTGAAGCGACATTCATTATTCCGCCGCCTTCTCGTAATTGTCTGTTCATTTTTGATCTAGATATTGCCATAATTTAGTTAAAGTTTAAGCAGGTAGAAATCCTGTAATTTTACACATTACTTGGTTTTTGGAAACAAATCAAGAGATGGCATGATTACTTTTACATCTCTTCTTATCTCTGTTTCAGGTATACCCTTATCTTTCCATTCCTCCTCTGTTTTGTATATTTCTCCTGTTTTTAGGTTAGAAATAGTGGTTATAATTTCTTTTGGTTTTAAAACTTGCATTATGCTGTTACCTCTCTTGGCTGTATTTCTAATATTGAGGCTATGACGTGTAGTTCGTTTGCGTCAGCAGCTTGTACTTTAAGTATCTCACTCTCCTCCATTACAAGAGGTTGGGTTAAAAGTTCTGTAGTTGCTTTAGATGCAATCGCTTTATCCTTAAATAGATTGAATATGGCACCACTAGAATTTACCAATGTTATAGTTATTGTAGATCCTGATCCAGCATCTTCTGATACCAACAATGATTTTATAACAGTGGTTGTAGCACTTGGCACCGTGTACAAAGTTGTATTATCTGTCGTAGTTAAATCTACTTTTTTATTTTTAAAACTATTAGCCATTAATTTAAAAAGAAGTTTTGTGCGTCTACCTCATCCTTTAGTTCTTGTTGAAATGTTGTGTTTAATTTTTGCACGATGGCATCAAGATCTCTTACTTGTGCATCAGCTACATCTTGTCTATATTCTTTACTTGGTCTTGTTAATATTTGAACTATCTTTGCCATTATCTTCTTCCATCAGGTTGTATGTCTAATCTGAATCCACCGAGTTTCCAATTTTGTGAAGATCCCGTGTTAGCTATCTTTAAAGACACAGCTCTTGCTCTAGCTCTTGTATCTACTTTAGTTGTGCTTGAAGTAATTGTAAAAGGACCGAGTGGAGAACTTGCTTGTGTGCTGTTTGGATAATTTCTTAAATTCAAAGTAACTTGTGTGTTACCTGTTTGTGATAAAAAATCTGGTACAAATCTTCTAACCTTCATTAAAAACTCACCATCTCCTCTAGTATCTGCAAGACCACTTTGAGTTCTTGTAATATCAAAATCTCCTGATTGTATATTAGCGGTTACAGCAGTTACGGCTGAGGCTGTGACTTGATCCGTGCCTGTCTCATGTTCGTAATATATCGTACAACCATCTGTATTACCAACAACATCATAAGATGTATTTGAGTCTGCATCATAATCTGTAGCATGTGGTTTACCAAAAACAGCAGAGTCTTGCCATGTTGTTCTATCTAGTGTGCCTGTTGTCCATATAGGTCTAGCAGGAACAGATTCTTGATAGTTATAAGTTACACATCTGTTTATTACAGTAGAATTTTCCGTGCAATAAAACCAATTAATCTCACCAAACAAATTGTTTAGTCCCGCGTTAATTAATTGTGATGCAGTCGTATTTAAATCATTGTAAACAAAATCTTCAACTAAACAAGTTAAGGTTTCAAGAGCACCAGCGTATTTAAAGAATCCATTTTCTGACATCCAATACGCAGCACCATCTACCTCAACAGCTGCATTCTGACCTATTAGTCCACAGTTAGTTCCTACTTGTGTAAAACCAAAAGTAAAAGGTGGACCAATAAAACGCATCGTAAATAATGCAGTGTCTGTCCAAACATAAATAGCATCTCTACCTCTAACGGCTCCTACGATTCTAGATCCGTCGGCTAGTCTTTGTGTACCGGCTGTATTGGTTGCTGTAGGCGTATAAGTACTGATATCCTCTTGGTCTGAGAATCTAATAAACATTTGATCTTGCGTAGATTGATCTCCTATTGTTGTTTCTGTTCCAAAAAATACTAAGTGTCTATCTGGAGTAGATACAATCATATCTCTTGATGCTGTGGGTGCACCTGAAATTATTGTGGCTCTATTGGAGGTAGCGTTTGCTGCGTTAGAGTCCCATTCAAATACTTGTCCATTATGTATAAGTGCAATAATCTTATCACCAAAGTTATCAATTGACCACATGCCTGGATCAATAACCAAGTCACCAGATGCAGCTTCTCCCCATGCCACATAATCAGAGGAATTAGTTACTGTGTCTGCATTAGAGTGCGTGGCCGCTGTAGTATTTCTAACTCCTCTTGTTACACCTGTTAATGTATTACCTGAAATACCTGTGTAAGAAATTTCTTCATTTCCTATTTGTACAAAGTTAGTACCAGATGTTGGAAACAATGAAGCGTCTGTTAATACAATTGTTGTTGTTGAAGCATTGATACCACCATTTAAACTTGTTGTAGCTTCACCTGATACTGTTCCACCCCACTGACCTAAACTCCAACCAAAACCTGGTAATTGTCCAGCAGGACCAACACTATAATAAGACTGAACTCTTATACCACCAGAAGTAGTAGCTCCAGAGCCACCATCAGTTGTTGGCATGGTAATGGTGATAGCTGTCGAAGACACTATGGAAGTAACCATAAATGTTTTATCATTAAAGTCAGACGCACCAAAATTAGAATTAGTGATTGTAGAAAAATTATCTAATAATATAATATCGTTTGCTTGAAGATTATGATCTGTTGAAAAAGTTATTGTAACCACTGCTGAATTATTTGTAGTTGAAAAAGCGTTAGATAAAGTTGTGGTTGCTCTAATGGGATGTATATCATAAAACACACCTCCTGAATAAGCGTACAAAATTCTGTTTGTTCCTATAATAGAGAATTTATTACCTGATTTATTAACAATGTGATGCATTGCTCTAGCAGCACCTGTAAGTTTATTTTCACCTAGTTGTTGCCAACCTCCTATTTTTTCAGGTGTATTGTATCTAAACCTAACATTATCTCCATCAACCCATTGACCTTCGGCTTGAGTTTCAGTTAATTGTTTATTAAATCCAGGTAAAAAATTTATTTTCTGTAACATAGAACTCCAGATTATATTAGATTGCGTTGATGTTCAACGTTATTTGACTATTCCTAGCA